ATTGAAAAGTTACTGTAGCCGTTAAATAATCTGTATCAGAATTATCAACTGAATATTCTAAAGAGCTTAATGAGACTGGATAACATTCTAAAAATTCAAGTCGTAAAACTGGATTATTCTTACTGCTTAATATATTCAAAGCAATGCGACTATATAAATCTCTATCGGGTGTTATACCTACCCCATCATTTCTAACAGCAGCCAATTCATTAATCGACGCACTACCTTGTTTTCCTATTACATTTCGTGTAGGTGATGTTGACGGTCGATCTGTACCCATAAATTGACTATGTGAATACGGGAAGCCTATGTTAAGCATCCATTGATGTATCTCCTGATAGTTAATCAACTGTTCGTCTACAATAAAACTCACTTCTAAATTATCATAAACTAATTTCTCACCTACCATAGGAACATCTATCAACGGTGTAGGTACAGTGGCTGACCCTAATGTGATACCGGGTACATTTGCTCTCGTAACAAAAAATTGTGTAGTTGGAAATATCTCAAAATATATAGAAAACTGATTACCTTGAGGGTAATCGAAAACGGTAGGTTGACCCGATAACGGATCAACCGTACCCGTAATAGTTTCACTATCTGTTTTAGACAGATTTGATCCTGTATATGGTGCTGCCATTTAGATTAAGACCATACCTGTGCCATACCAGTTCCAAATTCAAGTATGATTGAGTAAATAGATGCGGTAGTTTTAACAATACTTACATCACCAGTAGGTGTAGTAGCATTGTTAGCGATCACTGGTGGATTGTGCTGTAAATTCCAACTGCCGTTACCGCTTAATCGAAGAGCGACCGCATCGGTGGCACCTTTCCATGTTACAGTAATATCACCACTTGCCATTGTCCAAGAAGCTCGACGCAATGTTGCCGTTCCATCTGTGGGCATATTTGTACTACTATCAGATGCATCAATAAGTACTGTATCTGCACCATTTCCTTCAATCTTTAGAACATAACTACTTTGTAATTTATTTCTTAATACTTGTGCTGAACTTGCCATTATCTTTCTCCTTTAGATACCCGTAGAGCTCATCATACGGAACTATATCTTTTTAACTATTTATAATAATGCAGATAAAAAAAGACCCCGCTTTAGCGGGGTCTCCAAAGTTCATCGTCTTATTATTATTATAATGGGGACGATTCTACTTTGTAATTACATCAGGTTGTTCACCTGTACTCGACGGTAGTACACGTTTGCATTGTCCGCACCAACCTCTGTTGCAGAAGGAACTGTTGCAGCTGTTTCCGCAAATGGGTTACGAATCAAACCATACCGTGTCTTAAAGCCGATTTTCGGCTGAAAGTTGTTCTCGCCAACTGCACGTACCATCTGAAGAGGCACATACGGGCAATAAAACAAACCAGCATCATAAGGTGAAGTACCACGATAACCAACCACATAATATTGTGCTGAGGAAGCTCCCGAAGGATCTGCAGCATAAGGTAGGCTCATGTTGGCATATGGATCGACATACACTTTAAGGCGACCGTTAAGTACGCCGGCGAATGTATTACCTGTTGAATCCACATTTAAGTTATCTTGTAGTGCTGACTGATAATCTAAGAGACCAGCCATTGTCATAGCAGACGCAACATCAGCAGAACAAATCATGATGTTACCTTTACCACGGCGTGTGTCACGAGCGATTACGTTTGCATCACGTTCCATACAGAACATAAGGCCTTTAAATCTCTCAACTGACCAGCGTCCGTTGGAATCTGTATCTAGATCAAATACTCCGCGAGTGGTTGTGTTTATCTGTGCCCCATGACGGGAAACACGATAAATTGTACGCACTACTTCTCGGTTGATTTCAGCAAGAATCTCGGCAGACAAGATATTGGCGAGTTCGGTTTCAGCATCGAGACCGTGAATCGCTTTCAAATCTTGGGCGAGTTCCATTGTGTACTCAGCTTTGAGCGCACGGGATTTTGCTGTTACTGTGGACTTCTCAATACTGAATGCCATCTGTGCGAAAGCATTAGTAGTTGTGTCACCCAGAGCTTCAGCAGCAGCTGTGGTCATACCACGGCCTACGCCGTATACTGTAGAGCTAAGTAAGTTCAGTACGTTTATACCTGTTTGTTTACCGGTTCCTGCAAAATCAGTATCGGCTTCATTAAACAGAGCTTCTGTACCAGACTGTGATGTATAACGAGCTTTCATCGCAAATATAAGACCAGTAGGTCCTGTCATTGGCTGCACACCGCAAATATCATATGCAATGAGGCTAGGCATTGCACGGCGGACTAGCGAAATTAGGATTGGATCCCAATTGGCTACGCCCGCTGTTTGGTTTGCGGGAGCTGCTTCTGACAAGAAAGCGTGATCTTCTTGCATTGCTCGTTCCTGGTTCTCCAGGATAATTGTGGTGACTGCCCGACGATAAGGATCCTTAATCTCCGGGAGATCAGGGTGCTCTAGCACCGGCTTCCACTTTTCCTGTAGTAGTTCTGATTGGAACATTGTTATTTTCTCCCTATTATTATACTATTTATAAAATTTTTTATTCTACAACTATTTAATTAATTTTCTTAATTGTAGAAACATAAGCAGCCATAGTATCGCTAGCCACCTCTACATAAGCATCATCTGTCGGCGCTGCCTCTTCCTCTATTACTTGAGCTTTCGGGAAATAAGAATCTTTAAGAGTATTCAATTTTATACGATAATCTTCAGCTCCTTCAAATTCCACTGTCTCTGCCAGCTCTGCAAATTTTTCTACTTCGGTATCTGCAAGATCGGAAGCAACATCTAGAAGAATCTCATTACCTTCTAGTTGACGGACTCTCTGTGTGAGTTCAACATTTTCTGCAATCTTTTCATTCAAAGTGGTTTCTAGCTCGCCTACCTGCTCTGCAGCGGCATCAAGCATATCAAACGACTCCTCAGGAATTGCAATGTTGTTCTCAATAAAGAGATTACGCAACCCAGTAATAAACGACTCTGTAATTTCTGTCTTGATCTTGTGCTCAATAGCAACTTCATTTTTTGTCATCCATTCTTCAACTACATAAGTAAGATAATTGTCAACCTTCTCGGACATCTCTTCCTTAGCCTCAGCAATGGAGTGTTCGTGTAACTCTGCATACTCTTCCTCTAAACGCTCTAGCTCTGTACGAATTTTTGCTTTTAGAGCAGCCTCAAAAATTGTGGCAGCTTTTTGCTTAAATTCTTCTGATAGTCCTTCACCACCAGTTAAAGCTTTAACATCATCGGAGAGATCAATAGCAGCAACACGTTCATCAATTGTAATTTCTTCTGCTTCTTCTTCATCATCATCTCCACCACTGGCTTCAATGATAACATCTTCATCATCTAGGTCAACATCTTCACCTTTCATTTTGTCACCAACTTCCCCATCCATAGAGGTGGGATCGACAATTTTACCAGAAGCGGCAGAAGGCTCACCTTTACCATCACGACCAGGTTTCTTTGCTTTCTTAGCTTTCTTTTCAGCAGCTATACCAGGATCAGTTTTGGCGTCGGGCGAAACAACTGCGGGGCCCATGTCTTGTACTTCACCTTGGCCTTTAGCATCAATTTTCTCTTGCTTTTGGCCAGGTGCGGCACCTTTCTTGGGAGCTGCAGCATTTTTATCTTCTCCCAGAGTAGCTTCGTCACCGAGTTCTTCGGCAGCAATTCGCTCTAGTTCTGCATTGATATCTGTCATTTGGAGTACTCCCTGTTTCTGTACATATATAAGTTATTTATAATATTCAAAGTTTTGACATAAAATCAGTAAAAATTTCCGCAGCTTTTTCTTCTCTGGCCTGCGCCATTTTATATTTTACGTCTAATTCCTTCTTGTATGCAGCTATAGTCATTTCTTTAACTGCACCGTTATCCCATATCCACTCTTTACCTTCCATAATACCCTCTACGAAAGCATTGGGTGCAGAAGGATCTGCAACAATATCGGCCGCAGTCGCAAGATAAAAATCATCTTTAACAACCTGTGAACCGCCACGGCCTGGTGTTAAGGAACCCATCCCTCGGGAAGAGACACCTAATTTAGCACCTTCATCTATGAGATTTTTTACAATCTTCCCATACGGAGTATCCATTATTTTTGCTTCACCAATGAAATTCTTTCCATCTGGATGCAAACTTGTAATCATATGTGATACTCTTTCTAGATTTACTGTAGGACCGTCTGGGTGTCCAAGTTCTCCAAACGCTCTTTTCTTTTGGATATATTCTTTGTTATATCTAGCCGTTTCTTTTTGTAAAACGGATAAAGGATAAACCCGACCATTTCTATTTTTAATGTCTGCTTGTAAAAATACACCTCTGATGCGGTAATTCTTTTTACCGTCATCGCTATCTTCTGTGATGTATTCTATATCTTCTATGGACTCGGATATAAGTTTCATCTTTTCTTATTCCTCTGGAAATTCTCCTCGTTCTATTTGAAGCTGTTTTAAAAGAAACTCAGACAATCTCTCCTCTTCATTTTGTTCTTCAGTCACAACGTCTATAGTATCTCCATCCCGCTCACGTTGTTCCTGATCTTTCTGTTGTTTGTTTTTTGTATTATCGTCCCATATGGGGGTAGATGGGTTTATCTTCTTCGTCATCGGATCCGGCAGCATCTTCTTCCTCTCCACTTTCTACTTCAGCTTCTACTTCAGCTTCTTCAACATTATCTTCTTCATCAACATCTTCACCGAACGCCGTTTCTGCATAATTTTTTGTGGCGTTAGCCCATGTCTCCTCACGTTTGGCTTCTACTGCAGCATTAAATGCATCCGCAGCTGCTTTTAAGTCGCCATCAACGATTGAATCTACCATCTTTGCTACTGATTTCTTACTAGCCATAATTACATCCCTCGTATAAGGTATTTTTAATATTTATAAAAATTACAGATTACACTCCATTATTCATAAGGAGCATCTGTTGTTGGGGGCTGTCCATACTCAGGTTCGTTTTGAACTTCACCATCAAATTCATCCCCCTCATCATTTTTTTCTCTTGCAATCTGTTTATCTATTTCTTCCATTTCAGTTTCACTTTGACGTAAGACATATTTACGGATATATTCTTTAGAAAAATATGTACCTATATAACTTTCCATAGCTTGTAAGGAATTCATACGAGCCTCTAAAATTTCTAAATCTCGTAATTCGGAAAAATGGTTATCATCTATAAAATCATAGATAATAGATTCTTTAATCTTATCCCAATCTTCTAGTGTAATAATTCCTTTAAGTACTAATTGTGTTTTTAATAAATCTTGAAAAAGCTCTGCAAATCGTTTACGGAGTCTCTGAATAAACTTAGTAAACTTAACTTCATCTCTAATAATTTCAGTAGATCGACCTAGATTAAAACCAGATTCCGATTCTAAACGAGAAACTGGAATGTTTAATGATTGATAAAGTTTATTTTGAAAATATTTTACATCTTCTAGTTCACCAAGATTTTGTCCACCACCTAATGTAGTAATCTCGGTTCCCCTACCACCTTCTCGTCTAGGCAACCAGAAATCTTCCAACATAGACATTTGGTTTCTATCATCTCGAACTTCACCAGTCGAAGAATCGTATACTAACTTGTTACGATATCGAGTCATCACATCTTTAAGATATGCTTCAGCTTTAGGTTTAGGAAGATTACCTACATCAATATAAAAGATACGTCTTTCTGGTGCTCGTGAAACACGATAAATTACTACCGCATCTTCAATCATTCTTAGTTGATTGGTTGGTTTAATTGCCTTTTGTAGAAACCCGTATACTTGATTTGTAGTAGGATTATAAATGCCAGATGTTACATACGCAATAGCATCAGGTGCAATTTTTAATCCTCCGCCTTGAGGTTGTACCCCACCCGCATAAACAGGATATACACCACTTTCATTATAGACATACCACTCCTTTGTATCTTGAACAATCGTGGCACCATCAGCTTTCTTTCCTTTTTTAATTTCCCGAATCTTTTTAATATATTTAGGATCTATATAGCGAACCTCTGTAATACCTTTACGAGGAGATTTTTCGTCTACCAATTTATGGTAAAAAATTCTCCCGTCAATATACCATCTCTTAAAGATATTATGTCCCTGTTTTCTCCAATTTAACAGTTTTAAAATATCTCTGAATTCAGATGTAATTTTATTTTTAATGCCTAAGGAAAGATCAACCCAATCTAGGTTGACTATTACTGATATTTCTGTTTCATCAGCTGCGGTAATTGCTTCGCTGATAATATCTTCTATTGCTCGATCACATTCTAGATTTTCCGCAGTTTGACGATATTTACGAATTAACTCGTAATCATTCTTTGCGGATTTATCATAAGAAATGAACGAACCAAAGAAACCGGCACCGCCAGCTATATCCAGCGTGCCTTCTTCGTCAGAGGGAGCAACGAAGCTTTTGGCTCCGCTGCTCTCACTCTTTTTCTTTATCTCATATCCAAATAATTCTGCCATACTATGACTATTTATATCACTTTACATCACTGTTTTAAAATAACTTCCTTAACCCCCAGCGGCAGTACCAGCTGCTGCTGCAGTACCTTCGGTACCAGCACTTGCGGTCTCGGCCTTACGTGGAGTCATCCACGAATATCGCATAGTTACTCCAAATTCTTCAATAGTATCATTTGTATCGTAATTTAAATCTATAGCATCGACACCTGTTGGAAAACAATGCATAAGCTCATATCTACGAAGTACAGTTCCGTTTCTAGTCAATTGCTCGACTGTAGCGTTACCTAAATAAGCAGCGGGCACCGTAGCACCCATGTTTGTTACGTTCTCCCCCATCATGTTAACCCATGATTCAAACATTTTTCTTACAGTAAAACGTGCATCATTGATTACCTTAATTGTCCAATCATCAAAGGTACGATCACCTGCGAGGTAGAGCGTTCTGCCCCTATAGGGAATTGGTACTTCGCCAATTCTCATAGCCGGAATTTGTGCTGCTCGGCAGAGAAACTGGATATTAGCCTTACCTTCACCACCCCCAAGACTATCAGCTACGTTGGCTCCAACGCCTCCGATACTTACTTGAAACTGGTTAGGTCGTGCACCTCCAAAGCGTAACTTATCAAGAATAAAATTTTCTAATAGTGCAGGACTTGCCATTTCTATTTCTCCCTATATTTCTATATTATTTATGCTGACACTACTTCACTAAACTCAACACCTGTGCGAGTAGCAACAAATGTCAAAGTAATGAAGTTGATTGAGCGGGTTGGTTTAATATAGATATCAGCACGGAATTCATTAGTATCAATAACCTGAGCTGTATTGTTTGTTGAATCACATACAACCAAGAAGTCTGTAATACCTCTACGGGCCTTTACATCATCAAGGAAAGGTTCTACAATACTAACAAAATTCTGGCGTGTAAATTGGTCATTAAACTCAAACAGTACTACCTTAGAAGCATTTTCAATCGCCTTTTCTATTGCAATGAATAGACGACGTACATTGATTCTATTGAAAGCACTATTTTGTGAGAGACCTGTTTTATCACCCCACAGCATTGTACCTTCTCCTGGGAATGAACAAACAGGATTGATACGATTGCTATAAAGTGAATCTCTTTCCGTTTGACTTGGATTAAATGCTAATTGGATTGAATTTCTAATCTGACCTCTGCTTAAACCACCTGGTGACCACCAAGGATCTGCAACATAATCAGTTAGAGCACACAAACCAGCAATGTCTCCATTCAACGGAGTCCAACGAAAAATATCACTATACCGATCATAAACTTTTTTGTAACCACTATCAAATACTGCATAAGATGTACTTCCTAAGCCTAGGACGTAATTCTTAACATTCTTCAACTGATTGTACGATGTTGCAACATTAACAACATCAGATCGTTCTGGTGAAATAAATACCATGCAATCTTTACGTTTGTTGACCAATGTAATAAGATTTTTAGCATGAGTTGTACTGGCAGGACCAGCAGCAATCAAACTAACATCTACAGTTTCTCTATCTGCGAATTTATTATAAGCTGTTATCTTATTGGCATCACTAGGTGTACTACCATCAGCGCCGGCTGAACCGGAAGCTACAGTCGTGTCACCCAATTGTGAATGAATCCAATCACCCGATGATGTAAGTTCATAGTTTACACCATTTGTAGCCGCATCACCCCAATTGGTGTTAGCGTTTGGGTTATGATCCATCCAATAGATATACTCTGAACTTCTAAACAACACTTC